ATGTATGTTGAACCCGCCCTCTTTTATTTAAAACAAAATGGCTTTCAGTATCTTCACGGATTGGGCTAACCGATACCCTAGCCATGTATTCTTCGCCAAAATAATATTTGCCGTTTTTGTCCCTGTTTTTGGGCCTGTGGACTTTTAAATAAATATGATCTGCCAATTGGCCTGTATTTTTTGGGGCGTTTGCTTTAGCTGAATCTAGCACGGGTTGCATAGCTGAAGTCAACGCTTTGCGCCATAACCTGTCTGTTTTTTGTTTGCCAATTTCCTCTTTTAAATTGTTCATTTGCTCAAACAATTCTGGAAAACCTTCAACTTTAAAACTAGCGACTACTGCCATTGAATCTCTCCATGTTAAAACCCTGCGCCCGTGACATAAAACCTATTAAGCCGTTTTGGGCTTTGCTTTCGTCTAAGTCTGGGTTTTGTTCATATTCTACGACCCAAGGAAAAATCTGTGTTGATTTATAAGCCGATGCACCCGTGGGCCTCATGTAGTTAAACACGGCCGTTGTAAGCGGGCTAATGGCATCGTAGACCCCTTTACCGCCCAATACACCATCGCTGTACATGACGCATATTTGCGTAAAGGTTTCTTCGTCTATTGCATCTACGCTGTCTACCGTGTGGCCGTTAAAGATCATGGCCGTGCGGACTTGTTCCCGTAAACTGCGCCTTAGTTTTTTTTTGTGTCTTTGTAATTAGGACGTATGGCTTGTTCTATTTTTTCAACAATTTCACGAATAACCGCTTCGGGGAATTCTTCGGATATTTCTTCAAACGTTTCGTCAATAGGTTCACCCGTGGCCGATTGCAACAAGCCAAAATACTTTTCTACTTGTGTGTGATAAACACAGGTCATGTGCGCCACTTGTCTAATAGATGTGCCGTCAACAATTAAGTCATTGTCGGTAATCTTTATCTTTTCTGTTTCTTTGTTAAGCAAATCCAAAAAGCCTGCATCGGCTTCATCAAGCGTTTTCTTTAACGGGGCTGAAAGTGCCTCGTAAATTATTTGCACGTTTTCTTTGTTTGGGTTTGTTATTTCTGCGGTAATGTCTTCCAATTCCCGCTTAACAGGTATACGCACCTTTAGGTCAAAAGGCGTATCGTTAATGTTTATTTTGATTGATTTGAATTTAGACGCTGACCTGATTTGTTCATAATCATTGCCTAATTTTTTAGCAAAACTCATACGCCACCGCCTTTAATCATTCTTGTGAAGATTGAACTGTTTAACCGATTGACATAATCCACGATTTCATCGGGAGTCATCTTATCGGCATGGCGTGACGCTATTTGATGGACAAGGCTAATGCCTGTGATTTTTTGTTGTAACCAACCAAACCATTGTTTATTTCCTCTTTCGGCTTCTGCCATGAAAAAGGCTAATAGATCATCTTGGCTTTTGATTTCTATATTATCTTGTATTGTCATAATGATGCCCCCCACAATTAAGCAGGGGACTTTTGGTTTAAGTGTTGTTTGACCAACCGTAAGACAAACCGCCAACTGGGTGCAAGGTAAAGTGGAATTTACCCTCTGCATTGGTGTTCATGTCCCATGTCATACCACCCACACGGGCGTTAAATGCGTATGCAACGGTATTGGTACCGTCGTATGTAGCAACAACGTAAGTGCGGATAATTGAACCGCTGTAACCATCTTCACGGATCAATAACTGCGCTGTGTCCGCAGGGTTCCATGCTGATGTAATTGACAACGATGTCACTTGGTTTTGTGTGGTGATTTTTGCACCAGTTCTAGCGCCTGCAACAGAATAGGCGGCCATAGCATCATCAGCACCAAAAGGAGGAATAACCTCAACTGGTATTTGTATGCCCGCAGAACCCGTACCGCCTGCACTTGTGCCAACAATCGTTGCAATTTGTGCTGTCCATACACCCAAATTAGTATCAGACAAAGGTGTTGGATTATCGTCTTCTTGACACCAAAGTGTTGCTACATAGCCTGGAAGAATTTTGTTAATTAAAGCCATTTTGTTTCCTTAAAAAGATATTAATGTATTGTCTTAAGTTAATAAATACAAAGTGCAATCTAAATTGACTTGCGCTAAGTTTTCTTCATTGTCATAAGTATCGTACAACCATACAACATCAGATTTACCAACAAAGAAAGCATTGTCTCCAAATTGCCCACTATACCCATGTAAGGATTGTAGTATTAAATTGGAAATTTCGAAACCCTGATCTATTCTTTGTGTGAAAACAGTTATTTGGAAAGTAGGCGTGTTAATGCCTAAATTGGTTTGCGTTTGGCCTGTAAAAACAGGTTGGTGGAAATTCCGCATTTGCCAAGTTACAAATTGTGGCTCTGTGGCAAAGTTTCTATTAAACACCGCATACACGGGAATAGGCGCAACAATGCTTGCCAATTGGTATTGGAAAGCTTCGCCTACTACTGTGGGGTCTAATATGCTCATACGGCTGTAACTGGGTCAGAACGATAACATAGGAACAATACCGTCATGCGGTCGTTGGCTTCCCGTGCATCCGTTATGCGCCAATCTTTACCTCTCCAATTAATAGAAAATAAATTCTGGCTGTCTACCATTGATTTAATGTTAGGTGTGTAGTTTAAGGTGAAGTTAACCATGTCTTGATACAAACGGTATTTATCACTTATCTTTAAACTGTTTGCAACATCCCCCACCAAGGCCCGTGTATCAAACCATTTTGTTTGCGTTGTGGACTGTTCGCCAAAACCATTCTGCGTAAACGTCAGGTTATTAATGGCGATGTTTTCATAACGTCTTATGGCCATTTACATCACCAATGGCTTATATGGGCGCAATAAAGTTGTAAAACCAAACGGTATATCTTTCAATTGGATATCCGTAGAATTTGATCTATTGTTGTAAAGGTGCGTTAACAACAATAAGCCTGCTTGCTTAATTACTGGGTAAGTAGACAAGGGGCTAACTGTGGTTGTGTAATCACAAAAAATAGGCGAAGTCATTGAAGTATTAACTGGGGACGGCAACGTATTTAAAACAACTTTGTTTCCCGTTGGGTCATAATAATAAGCCGTAGGGGACAAAACCAACAACAAGGGGTTAACGTCATTGTTGTAATAATTAATGCTGTTTATTTTTACGCCCAATTGTGTGGGGTTAAAATTTTGGCTTACTTCGGGTAAATCTAAAGCCACGGGTGAACCATACAAATTAGATACGTTATACCAAACCCGATAACTAACAGGAAAAATTGATAAGCCTAAAAAATCTTCTATTGCAAACCGCACGGCCAATTCTAAAGAATATAAATATTCGTCTTGGCTTTCATCGTCAAAAAGGTTTAACTGTTGGGTAATTTCACCAAGTGTTAACCAAGGCGTGACTACATCACGGTTGATTTGTTCAAATTTTGCATAATTAAATGGATTGCGTATTGCAGTCCCATAATTTAAATAGCCAACTTGTTCAATTGTCATAATTAATCGTTATATAAACGCACGCCCGCAAACGGGTCACGTACTGAACTAACTAGGCGTTTTTCTGCGTACATGGTTACAAATCCCGCTTGGGTTTGTTCATACATTTGTACATTCATTTGCTCTGTGTCTGCAATGGTTAAGAACCTATCCCAGTTGGCTAGATAAATTGGAAAAGCACTAGACAAGAACGGGTTAGGCACTACAGGCCAACCAAATATACGCCCAACGGATGCACCGTCAGAATCGCCTACTTCTAGGAACAATGGCAAACCTTGTTCATCTTTTAATTGGCGCAAATATAAAATCATTGATGGGCTAATATGCCACGCTGTTGATTCCAATGACCAATACTGACTAGGCAACGTAGATGCCATTGTTACAATGTTGTTATATGTAACGGGGCCCGTGCTGACTGTAGCTATCGAATGAATACCATTGGTCATGCCTGTGCCACTTGTGCCGTATGAACTAACTGTGTCTGTTATATAAGAATCTAAGCCACGTAGGCCCATTTCTGCCCCGTATGCTGTTGTTCCTGAACCTGATTGGTCATTGTTCAAGACCATTGATTGACCTTCGAGTTCAGCAAACTCTAAAAACAAATCTTCAACCAAAATGCTTGGTAAATTGTTTACATCGGATAAAACTGCCGTTCTAATCGGCATTTGCGCTACAAGCACCCTAACTGGAAGTTGCCAAATGCTTGTATCAATGTTTGGTGAGCCACTATTGGGCGTGAATTCATAACCCCAAGGATTTGTACTGTTTGCCGCATTACCTGTTTTGGCAACAAATTGAACATCTGAACCAATAGCCGTTATTTGTCTAGACCCTTGGCGCAAAGGATTGGCTTGCCTAAATTTAGCAAACGCATCATCAAAAACAACATTACCACCAATGCCAGAACCAGAACCCGTTAAGGTTGATGCTTCTTTTAAGTCAATGGTAACTTTGCCACCTTCAACAATGGCTTTCTTTATGCCGTCTAAGATTTTTTCGGTAATTGTCATTTTATATTTCCTAAAGGTTGGCAAAAAAAGGCGGGGTGTTTAAAGCCCCGCCCAATGGCAACAATTAACTTAATGCGGCCGTTGCAGTTGAGCGATAACGCACACCTGAGAATGGATCACGCACGGATGTGGCCAAACGCTTTTCTCCAAAGAATGTAATAAATCCTGGGAGTGTTTGGTCATAACGACGCATTACCATGTTCAAACGGTCTACGATTGTGTGGAAACGTGACCAATCAGCAAAGTACATTGGGTACAAGTTAGCCGCACCTGTGCCGTACAAGCTAGTTGGGTTATCAACGTATTTGTTAACAACAACGTCAAAGCCCAATAGTTGACCAACAATACCGTCAGTAATGGCGGGTTGCATACGCTCAAACACAGGCGTGTTATTGTCATCTTTCAAACCACGAATTGCAGAAAGCATTACGGGGTTAATCAACCACTTGGCGCTTGGTGTCCAATATTGTTGTGGTAAAGCATATACCATATTGACAATATCATTGAACGTTACCAAGTTAGGTGAACCGCCTCCATTTGTTGTCAATTGGTCATAAGTGGCCAAATGATGCAAACCAGTAGAAGCGCCTGTACCTGATGTACCAAAAGATGCAAGGCTTGTGGTTCCACCACTATAAGAAGCATTAGCGCCACCGTATTGGTCTAAACCACGTACACCGTCTTGGCCACCGTAGGGGTTAGATTCACCGTCACCGCTTTGGTCGTTGTTCAAAATCATGCTCAATCCTTCGGACTGACTGAATTCTGCCAACATATCATCCACAACGTTTGCTTCCAAACCATCGATGTCATCAAGTGCGGCTGTTCTGATTGGGAACTGCACGTTAATGTCTTTCAATTGGACTTGCCAAATTGAAGTATCTTCAGTAGTTTGATTGCCATTGTTTTGGATGTCATATCCCCAACGAGCGCCCGCATTTCCTGTTTTTACTCTGAATTGGTAGCTTGAACCGTCTGTGGCAACTGTTCTAGACACGCCACGCAAAGGGTTCATCAAACGCAAAGCTACAAATACAGGATCATAAGCGGTACGTCCACCTTGGTTATAACCAGATGCCGTTAGCAATGATGCCTCATTCAAATATGCTTGATACTGGCTTTCGTCAGCAAACATTTTTAATTGAGATTCAAAAACTGATTTACCAGAAACCATTGATTTCAATTGCTCACGTACAGCACGGTTTACGTCTGAACGCACGGTCTTGGTCAATGGACGGATAATTGTTGGGGCTTGAATACTAGAAATTTTGGCTTCTAGGGCAACAACTTTTTCTGTCATTTCTGTTTTAACTGCTTCGATTTCAGCTTTAGCTACTTGCGTAACTTCTTCAATCTTGGCTGTGTTAGATGCTTCAATAGCGTCTAATTTTTCCATAATTACTTGTGACATTTTTAATCCTTTAAACGTTTGTTAAGTGCTTTAAGAAGTTCTCGCTCGGTAAGAGCATTAAGAATTTCCTCGTTGGTCACATCCGCATCAGAATCACTCTTAGCGTCCGTTTTTTCAATTGGCGCTTGTACAAAATCCCTTTGTGCTAGTGCTTTCTTGAGAATGGATACGGAAGTGACCGCATCCTTTTTGAGTAACCCTGCATCCCGCAGGGCACGTTCCAAAACCTTTAAATCAGCAGAACCGTCGGGCCTGAAAAATTCTAATTTGCTCACATTGGCTTGTGGATTGTTTGGGTACATGACAACGGACACTTCACGCAAACCGCCTTTGGTAATTTGAAAGTAACCTTCTTCATCGTCATCATCTGTGGGTTCACCGTCTTCTTTGACCATTGAATATTCATCGGCATACGCCCCAACCGAAACACCGCCAAACATATTGGGGCTTTCTTGCATGACTTGGTATAGGTCAGAACCCTTTGTGGTATTCATGTACAAACGGCCTGATGCTTTCATGCCTGTATCGTCAAACTCAAATGATGACCATTCGCCAACGGGGATATCATCAGCTTCATGGTTAACAAACATGGGCAATGGCCTGCCTGAATTGCTAAACTCTTTAGCCCAATCCATAAAGCCTTCTGCGTTGTAATTAAAGCGTCTGCCGTCTGCGCCTTCCCTTGGGCCCCAAGTAGTAACGGTGGCTTCAATCTTGCCTGTTTGTTCTTTTGCGTCTTGGCTTTCTAATACCAATTTCGCTTCGCATACCATCATCAAGTTTTGTGTCATAAATTACCTCATCGACCTTAGTTCTGTCAATGTCTTGTATTATTTTTTTGGGCCTTCCCCTTTTGGGGGGTATGACCTCATTAGCTTTGTAAGTTGCTATATATGCTACCACCGTTTTAAAAATAACGGACATTTTTATTTGCCAATATTCATTTTCCTAGTCTGGTTTCCACCCCCACCGCCCGTATCTTGTGGACTAGACCCTGAAATTGGTTCGCTTGGTTTTCCTTGCTTTAATTCGTCCCCACCCTCTATATTTTTCAAGCCCATGTATTCCCGTGCTTCGTTGGGGGTCAAAATGCCATTGGTAACCCCTGAAGTTGCAAAATTCATTTGGTCTAGTGGCGCACCTTTTAAAAAGTCTTTGGTGTCAAATTGAACATACAAATTAGGGTATCCGCTTAACAATTGGGATTTTAATTTCTGTTGAACATTGACACAAATTGGGTACATGGTGGATTTATAAAACTCATCTAACATGGTTTGGGTGTTGTTGTACTTTTGATCCCCAATGTGTAACATTGCAGGCGGTACACCAT